AATATCGACTAGGTTCAACCAACCTTCTTCTGCACTGTTGTACTGGCCGACTCGATACTGAAGGCCGTTCTGTGAATCAACCCGTAGCTGGATCGGTCCACGGAAAACACCTTCCTCGTCAAACAGGATTCCAAAAAGCTCACCGACAGTCTTGTTTCCGAGCTCGGCGGCGTTGATGTAACGCACCAAGTTCTCAAAGTCTGTGTGAATGTTACCCGAGTTCACATAATTCTGCGGGTGTTGTTGTCTAAGTCGCGCCATTAACCTGTCCTCACTGTCACCGCAAAACCGATGATTTTTAGAAGTCCCTTGCCTCGTGTGGTGAATCTGAATTGAACACCACGATAGCGATGCTCAAACTTCCTTTCATATTGTCTTGATAGCGGAACATCAGGGAAGTTGTCGTCCGCCGCATCATCTTCGATCGTGATCTGCATGGCTGACAGATATCTGCCTCGCTCATCAAATGCTTCGATCTGTAGCTCACCCTTACCAGTTGCCTGAAGGATGAAGCTGTAACTTTCTTTTATGTCGTTGATTGCGCCCTGCCAGAGTATTGGTGTTGTTACGACCATCTCTGGTGAGAACTCGACTATGTCTTCGATTCGCTTACGCTCCCAGACTCCGCCCGGAGTGCCAAGAAGCGTGTTCGGTCCGAGCTTCGCTCCGCAACGAGCATTAAGGAAGTCTCCTGAAGACCACTTGGATTCTCCGCCCTGTACTGGTGACAGCGAGAGAGTTAGTCTTTTTGTGATTAAGTCGGATATCGGGAAGAAGACGTGATACTGCCCTTCGTCTTGATCGTAAAACGCACTGATTTCCTCTAGGTTATCCACCTGCTTCACTAGATCTCTGTAGATTAGATCGATCTTGTTCGACATCGGGATCGTGTAGATTGTTACCCCGTTTGTTTCGCTTCGTCTGAGTGAGTGGATTCCATCTCTCGAACAGAAGAGAAGATCTGCGCCAGCCTGCGTAATCGTGTTGTGGCTGATGCACCCGACCTTGATGTTTGCTTTGTCGTCAATCTGCCATTGGGTGTAGTTGGGTGAGAGTTGATAGACCAGAGTCTGGTCGTTTGTGAAAACCGCAAGGCGGCTGTTTTCAAATACTCCAAGTCCTGTGATCTCATCGGCAGTTCCTATGATGTTGCCAACGTCAATATCAGCGGCTTTCGTTACCTGAGTCGCTGTCGGATCTTCGTCTTCGGTAAAGATTGTTTCCTTATCAACTCGACTGAAGTCAATGATTGTCCGCTTACCCGGCTGTCCAGCTACAGCTAGTCGGCGCTGAATCGACACGATGTAAGCTGGTCTCTGGTCGGAGCCTGATTCGATCTCTTCCCACTTGAGGCCATCGTATTGGTACATGGGGAAATCGCGAGAGGCGAACACAACCTTATTGTTAAAGATGGTTGATGTGGCGACAGCGTTACGAGGGTAAACTTCCTTTACGATGTGAGCGCCGTCACTTGCCTGAATATCTGTGCGAACGACGAATATGTAAGCAACATTGTCATCTTGGGTATTCTGCTGGAACCACTCATAGAACCATTCAAAGTCCTCTAGTTCGGACTCGCCATGGGTTACCGTTATTCTGTTAAATGTGTTGTCCGCTGACACCCTGACTACTTCTTCGCTTTCCTCTGTATCAGGATCAACGACAGTCTCGAAATAGGATGCTGGTTCGTACCCTCTTGGGAATGCTACCGTCAGCGAATAACTTGCCTCGCCTACCGTTTCTGTTGACCAGTTGAAATCTGGGTACTTTGGCTCGCTTGCTGTCTCTTCCCACGTCACGTCGAAGTAAACGTAGTTACCGAAAGTCTGCGCTCCATTACTTGGGATCTCAATAAGGTCATCTGCGTCTTCGTTGAACTCAGCAAGTATTAGTTGTTGTGGGTTCTTAATGTCGCGCTCAGATCTAAGTGTTAGTCCGCCGCCATCTTTTTGAACCCACACAGCCAGATCTCGGCCGAAGAAGTTGACGTGAGTTACGACCTTGTTGCCATCAGTTCTTTGTACTGCGCCCGGATCACGAACAAGAATGCCTCGCCAATCAGCAAAGCCGTTCGAGATATCCATAAGGTGCTGTTTCTGCCCAGTATCTAGTGCGCCGATATCACGCGACGCATCAATACCTTGAAAGTCTTCGTATGGGTATACCTTGATACTTACGCCAGATGGCGCATACGTCGTAGACATTTAGTACCTCGAGGTGTCGTATGCTTGTGTTCCAGAAGGTTTCTGCGACTTATCCCAAGGAGACATCTCGATCTTTCCTGAGCCGAACTTCCGGTAGTAAAGAATCCGATTCATCATCTTGAAGTACATTGGGCCGTAGGCTTCGATCTTGTTTGACTGCTGTTGCACTGAGTAGTGGTACAAAAGGCCAGCAACCATGATGTTATCTGGGATGTCTCTGGTTTCGCTTGGGTGTGTGTAGTAGTCGATCTCAGGGTTATCCCAGTACGGATGAGAGCGAAGGTCTTCAAGGATAAGGTTTGCAAATTCAACAAACATCATCATGACTTCGCCATCTACCGTGCCCGGATGCATGTCGCCATAACGTCTTAACGTCTGGAAGACCAAAGCCTCTAGGTTTGAGTGAGGCGAATTGAGATGAGGGTTGTTTGAAGAAAAGCGATTACGCCCTTCCTGATTTAGCGTCTCATCTCTGTGCGTAGACTCAATCTCGTTGGCAGTATTTGCATTGACTGGTCCACGGAGGTCTTTTGCTCCGGGTGAATTAGTTCGACCCTTTACGTCTTGGTGAGACGGGAGATCATTAGGAGGAGCTTCTCCCGCTATCGAGTCGTATGTGCGAGGAATCTCCGCGTTCGAGGAATCCTGAGATCCTGTGTACGGGTCATTCGCGTCGCCTGTAACGCCTGATGCATATTGAGAAGCCATAGATTACTCCTAGTCTGCTTTTACGATTCGCTTTTTGACGACGAACTCGTGAAGGTCGAAAGCGTCAACTAGATCAGTAGGTACTGACCAGATTAGATGCTCCTTCTCTTTGTCCCAGTAAGGCGTGATCTTTTGGTTGCGAACACGAATATCGAAAGGCTGAAGTTCTTCGTTTGCCGAAACGTACAAAACTTTAGATGGTTTCGCTGGAGCGGCTTTTTTAGCTACTGACTTAGTCGCGGCAAGTTTGACTTTCGCTGAAGCCTCTTGACGTTCTTCGTTACGATCCATTTTAGGTCTCCATAAAAAACTAAGGCGGGGTTTCCCCCGCCTCAATTTAGTCATACATCTGAACTAAGAGTCGTCCCTATTAAGAGACAGCGCCCCAGTTCTTGATGCGGTGGTGTACCTTAGACTGAGTCATTTCCAGACCGCACTCACACATGTACATGTGCTTGACACCGTCGAAGTCTGGAGTCTGGATGTCGCGTACCAACTGAACGTCGCGGCCCTGCATGTAGCGGTACTTAACTTCGTTCATGTCGAGGATGACCATTTCCTTGTCCATGCCCGGAACCTGACGGAACATTGGGTGCATGTATACAAGCAAGTCACCTGCGTAAGTTGTGTAGCGGCTCAACGATACGCCATAAGCGTTATCGATCTGAGTTGGTTGCCAACGGTTCTTACCGATTTCCATGAGGTTCGAGATAACTCGAGCACCACAGAAAGCAACTTTTTCTGGTGAGCCATACGCGAAGATGTCTTCGATAAGAAGACGGTCAAACTCTTTCTCAGTGATTGTGTTTGCAGTGTCAAAACCTGACGCCGCGTCAGACACGTTAGTGATCTGAGTAGTCAATCCACCTGTGAAACGAGTTGGCTGTGCTGTGTTGCCGTTCTTCTCGTGACGAACACCGAAGAACATTGCACGCTCAATGTCAGCCATGTGTAGCTTGAGAGCCTTAGTCAACTGCTCCTGCTCCTTATCACCAGTACGGAGATAAGTGTTCTGGAGTGTTCCGCTCACCTGCACCGCAGTCTTGAAGATCTGGGTGAAGTTGAAGTCGGTTGTTGGGTCGAAGCTAATAGCTGTAGGTGAGTTACCACCTTCTGAGTCAGCAAAACCAGCAATGATCAAGTCGTCGTTGTCGCCGATCGTGTAGCCAGTGCCACCGATGTTACGCTCAACAGTCAACGTGTTTGTGCCAGTGTTTGCATCCGCAGATGCACGCATGATTTCGCCAGTCGCTACGTTCTGAAGAACAGTACCCGCAACAACGAATGCTTCGTCGTTTGAGTTGTCTACAACGATAGTGCCTGTAGAAGTATCAGCAACAGCGCCGTTTACCTTCAGCTTACGATCTGGAAGCTCATCACGGAAGTGGTTGAACTTTGGATCGTCTGTAGCTTCAGAGCCAGCCATTGAAAGAAGTGCCTGTAATGGTGCAGTACCATTAGGCTCCAAGAGAGTGAATAACTCTCGGTAGTTGGTGGGACGGAAATCCGTAGTGAACTGCCCTGTCCCACGCAAACCAGTAATTGCGGTCATGATATCTCTCCTATGACGCAGGTTTGTTTCGTGGTTTTAGGTGGTCACAGCTTTTTGTTCTGGCGACTCGATTCGCATATCAGATAGCTGGTTCCCGAGACACACAACTGTGGAGCCGTAGCGCCTGTGTATTCTCATGAAGGTAGTGTGCAAAGACGTAGAGGGACTTGTCGTCCCTCCTTGTCAATTTTTATGCAAGTCCACGCTTACGCATTGCCTGCTGAGCAACGGAATTCATGAATTGCTCGTCTGGGTTACCGGCTGGAGCGGCTCCCGATGTTGGAGTAGATGGGCCTGCGCCAGTGAATGCTTGGCGGCGCTCATTGAGTGCGCGGAGCCTTTCCATCTCTGGCGTGTTACGGTTTGCGGAGAAGTCCTGCATGATGCGACGAGTAAGGTCTCGATCAACAAAATCCTCTACCGTGTAGCCACGGCCATACGCGAAGTCGAAGAAGTCATCTTCTGCGTCATCTGGCAAGTTGAACTCAGCTTGCGCAGAGTTTAGGTTGTTTGCCGCCTGCATACGGTAAGCGTTGCTTACGTCTTGCTGTGCTTGATTAACTGCGACCTGTGCGTCTCCGCTAACTCCTTGGGCTTGAGCCAAGATTCCAGTCATCATCTGCTTCATCTGGGAGTTCTCCATTTGAAGCTGATTGATTAAGTGCATTCCTTGGCGATACATAGGAGGCAATGTGACTGCGTTCTCACGCTCCCAACGTGCAATCTCTTCGTCCACGTTAGTCTGCTGACCATCTGGTCGATCAGGAGTTGGATCTTGCTGGTTACCCATTTGAGGGTTAGATGTGTATGCCTGAATTGCGCTAGCTAAAAATTGAGCTACGTCTTCGCCATTCACTTCCTGCCCAGTCTGGCGAGCATTAGCGACCATCTGGTTGATCAGGTTAATAGCAGGTTCGATCGGCTTGATCTCGTTAGCGTGACGGTAGTTCATGTCACGGTAGCGTTCCATCGTTGATTTGATCTGCGATGTAGACAATGTGCGCCTATCGCCATTGCCGAAGTCGACTTCCACGAACGCATCTTCTCTCGACATATCACCTTCCGTTTCCGGTGCGATTGCTTCTTGAGCTTGCTCGTCTAATGATGGAGGCGTCTCCTGACTGGCAGGATCCTGTTGAGGTTGTTGTGGTTGACCCGGTGTAGGTCCGAGCTTTTCTTGGGACGCGGCTGAAATTAACGCCTGATCCATTTCTTCGTTTGTGCGAGACATATGTTTCCCCTATGCCAGCCGTAGCGGGCGGTAAAAATGGCGGAGCCGTAGCACCGCTAAGAGTTAAACTCCTTGTCTACCATGAGGGATATCTCGTTTTGAGCTTTCATCACGAGTTGCTCTGGGAGATCAAGGAACTTCTTCGCGGCGTAAAGAGCGCCACGTCTAAAATGCAGTTCTTCGAGAGTTAATGGTTTGTTGTCTGCGAGTTGGTAAGCAGACATCAGGATGGCATCTTCCATTTCCTGCTTGAGTATTGTCCAAGCGTTAGACGACTTGAACCTTTGAAGCTCTTCAATGCGTTGTTGAGGAGACATGATTACCCCTTATGAAATGTAACGTAAGTTCCTACAGCGATAGTTCCGAGAACAAGCATGATGAACCAGCGGACAACTGTCCTGACCGCTGTCCCCTTGATGTCCCTCCAGCCATCGATGAGTTCACGAAGATCGCGGATATCTTTCCCGGCGTCTTCGTCGTGGAGGCCGAGTTGAAGCAAGGCTTTCTTAGCTCCGGCCTCGGCCGCCTTATTGAGAAGTAGGTCTAGTTGCTCTTTCGACAGCTTTACTTCTTCGCCCATCTCTGGCTCCTACGCGAATCTGATTGGCATTGGGACTGTGATGTACTCGTCGTCATCTTCTGGCAACTGAGATCCACCTGCGTAACCGAACTGGAACGCCGAGCCGTCTGTACACTTCATTATGCAACCGCCTTCGGAGGTGTTCCCGATGACATGGAAGTCTTCGATTACTTTGCCGTGAATAGGTATTTCGCGGAACCAGTAGTTTGTAGCGTCTGTTGTTCCTGTGCCGAGGCCGCCGTTACCGCCGTAGCCTACAGACCAGAGCTTGCCGTCTGAGTCGAGGACGAATGTCCGGTTGTAAGAGCCTGTTCCACCCGTGCGGATCTTTACTGCATTGGTGAAAGGTTCGTTAGTGTATGTACCTTCGCCAATGCCCTGCGTGTAGATTGCTTTCTGGGCTTCTACGAATGTCGCTCTGTTCGTTGTGGACTCGTCCACGCCGAGAGATCCGTAGTTGTTTGAGCCACATGACCAAACAGAGCCGTCAGTCTTGATCGCGTGAGATGTCTCGTAGTCACCGGCTTGGCCTCTAGCGAACACTTCTGCTACGCCGGACAAGCAACTTGCTGGAACGTATGTTGCCGCGTTGGTTGTTGTTCCGTTGCGACCAAGGTTTCCATATCCGTTGTAGCCCCATGAGTACAGTTCGCCATTGGTGTCGATAGCAAATGACGATTCACCTCCGACATGGATCTTAGCGATGGTAATACTGTTATCGATGAAGTACTGGATCTTGGTTAGTGTTGCAAAGACGCCAGTGCCACTTGTCCCATGCCCTAGCTGACCGTACTCGTTATGACCCCAAGCGTAAACTTCGCCATCGACTGTGAGAGCTAGGATGTGAGACTGGTTATTTCGACCCACCTTAACATCCACAATTTCCTCGGTGATGCCAGTGAGCTCTTGGAAGTACCCGGTGTTTGTGAGACCTGCGAGCTGTCCGTGGCCATTGTACCCTGAGATGTGTAAGTCACCATCAGTATCGAGCATCACGGTTATCTTGTTGTCAGAGTAATTTCCTACCCCTTGAATAATCTTCTTGATCCGCTTTCCGTAGATCGAGTTGTTTGAGTCGCCAGAGATGTAGCGAGGTACTTTGATGGTGCCGGTTGAGGTGTTCCCGATCCCGGCTTCGCCGTCAGTCTGGTAGCCCCAAGTCCAAACTTCATCGTTCTCGTCGATTGCAAAGACAAGCTCGCTGTAGTCGTGTGTGTATGACTTAAACTTTGGCGAGTTCTTGTACATCGGAGTCTGGATTGGGTAGGACCGATCGTAAACCTCATTGCCCCGGCCAGACATGTAGTTACCGCCGACTCCCCACCAGCGGAGTGTTCCGTCTTCCATCATGACTGTGCCGCGACGGTAGAGGTTGGTGTTCTCTGTATCAGGGAACTTCCATGCTCGGTATGAGCTGGATACTTGGTGAGGCTTCCAAGAAGGCATCCCTTCGGCGTTTACAGTAAGGACTGTGTTTGGTGCGCCAACAGGAAGTGGCTTTAGATCGCTTCCATCAAAGTAAATAAGGTCGCCAACATTTGTTGCTACTGTGTTGATCCCTTGGCCAAATACCGCCCAGTTAGAAGACTGAGTGATCGTTGTTGTGCGGCCGCCAGTGATGTTGATCTCTGATCCGTAGATAGACAGGGATCCGTACTTAATTGTCGAAGGTGAATCCAATGGTACGAGGTAACTGGTCACCCCTTGCTCTGTGCCTGCGGTGTGCGTGAATCCATCCGAGATCCCATAAGGAGTGTCGTCATCTGGATCAGCCACTCCATTCTCAAGCATGATCGGACTGTAGAACTTGATCTGCGTATTCTGTCCTGCGATTGTGTTTGATGAGTCAGTCTGATCAAAGATGTATTCGTAGCCGCGCTGTAGGTAAAGCGTGTCCTGACGAACGCCATCGATAACAAAGACGTATTCGTCTGAAGCGTTCTGATCAATGGTTACCGCGTAGTTGACGATGTACTCGTCTGGGTTGCCTGCTCTGACTGTGCCGCCAAAACTTTCGGTGTAGGTGTTTGCATTCGCCAGTACGTCGAAGTTGCGCAAGACGTAGATTGCTGAGTCCGAGAATCCGTAAGGGACTGTGATCTTTGCGTAAGCGCCCGCTGAGCCGGGGTTGATTACTGAGTACTCGACATTAACGTCATCAAGCGCTCCGCCATTAGCGACTGTGTCACTGTAGAAGCCGATGTACTTGTAGTTGAAGCCATCGATCATTGAGGAGTCGCTGAGGTCGAACCAATAGGTGTAACCCCATTGGACATCAAGTCTCTCACTGTTTGAGATGTAGTCTGTTTGTGAGCCAGAAAAAGCTGGAGTGCCGTTAGTTACTGACACATCTTGCTTCTTAATGACCAGCTTGTCATTAGCGATGCTTACGACGAAGCCAAAGTTCTGAACAGGAGGCATTGGCAACTGGTTTTCAGCAGTGGTGTTCTGCGAAATAGGAGCTTCGCCTGACGTTCCATCTGTTGTGCATACATAAGAAGTGCCGTCGTAAGTCGCGACGTCTTGCTCACTGTATGTCTCTGAGCCGCTGTATGCGCCTTTGTATGTGAAGGCTACTGTGCCCAATGATATCGTTGCCATTTATAGCTCCTTAAAGCCTAACTCTTTGTGGCGTATAACCGTCTTGATTGTCGTCTTCCCACCCGAGTCGCCCGTGGCTACCCGCTCCTGCTGACCACAACTCGCCCCTGTCTGTTAGATAATACGTCGTCAAATCCGTTGTTGCGTCCTGCACATAACCTGCCGTGTAGTAATCAACAACTGCATCTGGGACTCTTGCTACTCGACGGAGCGTCTGAGTGTTTGAGACCCAATCATCTACGCCTCTAGAGCCGAGGTTGTCGCCAAGGTTGTTTGCCCATCCGTAACCGGGGTTGCCGGACGTGTTGTTTCCGCTTGACTGCACATAACCGCTTGCGGTTAAGCCCATGCTCTGAACGCCGTAGCGAGACGTGATATGAGTGAGCTTTACGATGTCTGGAGCCCAGTGGTAGTTTCTCGTCCAGTTGTTTGATGACGCGATATCTACTCCATCGGCATCAAATCCATGAAGACCGTACTGGTCTTGTCCGATAGTCCAGATTTCGCCGTTCTTCTTGCGGGCGATAATGTGTTCGTATCCGCCGTGGCCTGTGTAGGCTTCAGCAATGTCGTCAATACGGTTTTCTGGTAGCCATTCGTTGATGAAAGTTCCAGCGGGGTTGAAGTCCACAATCTGCGACCTTCTGTTAGAAACCTGCCACGAGTACATATTTCCTTCTTCGGAAACGACTAGGCCGGTTCTGTGGTACTGCGTACCAGCCTGAGAATGGTCGTCTGACTCGTGCCATACGACTTGCTTTGGCGTGAAGCCCGGATCGACTGACGGAGCCCATGCTTCATGGATGGAGAGGTTGTTTGGTGGGTTGACTGACCATGTTGATAGAGATGAGCTTGTTTCACCGATACCGTAGAGCACGTTATCTTCGCCGAGCATCGCCGTTGCCGCGTAGTACATCTGTCCGTTGAAGATCTTCTTCATCGGAACCATCTCTGATCGCTTAGACAAGCGAGGAGTGGTTACATTGCCAGTGCCTTGCGACCCGTCGCCGATGCCGAAGTTGTAGTTGTCGTTGCGGCCACAGCAGTAAACCTTGCCGTCGTCTGTTAAGAACATCGTGCTCTTGTAGCCGTTGTAAGAGCAGACTGGATAGCAATCTACAACGACGGCATTCTCTGGAAGATCGCCTTTGCCGTTGATCAGAGTTGGACGCTGTACGTCGGTTGTCGTTCCATTCCCGACGTTACCGTAGTTGTTGTGGCCCCATCCGTAAATTCTTCCGTCTGCGTCAAGAGCGAAGCAGAACTCTCGAGCACCGAACAGCTTTACGATCGGGGCGGTATCCGAGTAGAACTGAAGTTGCACTGGGTCTGAGCGGCCAATATCACCTTGGTTACCTGCGCCTAAAGACTTGTTGAGATTACGACCCCAAGCCATAACTGTGCCGTCAGTCATGATGACATGCATGTTGTGGTGGTGGCCTGTCGAGTAGCCTGTTCCTGCGTAGTACTCAGGAAGACGTAGGACGCCGTTAGTTCTCGATATGTCGTCGTACTGCCAGATTGGACGGCCTACAGAGCTCACTGTGAACTTCTGATTTACTGCGCCTGACAGGTAGTAATCCATGTTGTGTATCAGGTCGCCCTTGGTGGTCGAACCTACTTGGCCTGACGCCATGGTGCGCCAAGTTGAGCCGTCCCAGAACTTTACGAAGCCGTCCTTAGATACAGTGTCGCCTACGACGTAAAGGGTTCCTTCGGCGTAGTTACCTTTCCAGCGGAAACCAATTTTTGAAGCGTCCAACATGCTCATAGAGTTGCTACCAATTTGTTGTTGACGATGGAGTATGTGACGTTGAGGTCAGTCAAGACGTATGCGTCGTAGTCTTCTGGCGTGATGTTCACGTCGTCGTCTGTCGTGTACTTATCAAGGTTGAGTGTCTGAGCGACTGGGTCAAACTTGATGCCTTGGAACATGGGCTTTGCGGCGGAGTCTGTCAGCGTGTAGCCGGATTCGTCTTCTTTGACGACTAGGAATCTCCCGCCGTTACCCGAGAGCTCATCGTCGCTTGCTGGGATACGGCCTGCTGTCCCAAAAATGATCGTGAAGGTCTTTGTTGGGTCTGGATCTGCGGTCACTGCCGTATGGCCCGCTGTGACCATCATCAACTGTTCTTGGTGGTAGATGAGGTCGTGAATTCCGTACTCCGTGCCTACAGCGTATGTTCCGCGAGGCTTGAAGAATCCACCGTAAGGAACGTCCACCCAGTTCTGCTCAGGGTCAAGATACAGACCGCGACGAACCTGAAGCGCGTAAGTTGTTGGATCTACACGGAATTCAAAGATGTTTTCTCTGACGTTACCTGAGTTTTCATCGAAGATGTCGTTAAGCAAGTCGGCAAGTGTACGATCGCCAAACTCAGCAGATTCTAAGTAAGTGTCGAGCAGGTGAGTTCCTGTTCGAGCAGAACGGAAGTCAATCTGTTCAAGTTTGGGACGGGTTTCTGCCATTACTCAATTCCATTCCGCTTTAGAAGCTGTATGACTTTTGCTCGGGTCAACGAGTAGTCCTCATTTACCTCGAACTTCTGTCGAAGGTAGCTAACTTCTGTGACTAGATCGTCCACCTTTGCCAGTATGGAAGTGACGTCTACTGGCTTCTCTTGCTTTGGGGCTGGGATCGCGGCAATCGATTCTTGGATCAACGCCTTTACCCAAGCCTTTGTGTTTGGGTTTAGATCAACCAACTTCTCTAGCTGAGACGCTTTAGGTTGTGTTGCCATTACTCTCCCTGCCTCTTGAGGTTCCCTTTCTGAATTTCCTGCTCAAGCTGTTCTTGAGGCATGACTGAAGCGCCGCGCATCTTCTCCATCATTTCCATCTGTTGTGATGGCGATGGGCCAGCGTCAGCTTCTTCTTTCGTGATCTTGAACTGTTCGAGGTCGCTGACACCCATCGAGCGAATAGCTTCCTCTGCAATCTTCCCGGCTTTGTATTCTTGGTTTAGTCCGGTCTGACCCATAACTTGCAGAATGTTCATCCAAGTCTCTGCGTTACGAGTCGGCTCGATGGGTAGCGTCCCGTCTACCACGAGGTAGTCGATGTCTCCCTGAATCATGCCGATATCGAAGTCCAAGTAATCGTCTTCAATCAGTGGCTTGAGTTGTCCGGGCGCATTGTTTGCGTTGATTCGGAGCGAGCCTTCGTACTCAAGCGCGTCTTGTAGGTTGGAGACCATCATGCGAACAAGCGGACGCACTGTTGTTGACGAGATAATTCTTGAGATGACGCCAAGGCGTTGAGAGCCTAACTGTGTAAGACGCTGGATCTCCGTCGCCGTTCGGATACCGTCAGACGTAGGCATGCCCTGCTGTGCATCTGATGCGGCAGACACTCGTTGCTTGAGGTCTGACATCGCACCGATGTCCTGCCAATGGCCACGGGTTACGTCTGGGATCTCTGCGATAAACACGCCGTCACCGGGCTTTGTACCCGGCAGTGTTCTGACCAAGCCCCATGGGTTTCTGTCGATTAAGTCTGGGACGGAAACCGCTGTTGGGTCGACGAAGACTAAGTTGTTTAGCGCCGCTTGCACGTTGTCGATGCGTGAGCGTAGTAGCCACGTTGAGATTTCATGCAATGGCAACAGTAAGTCATACAGTGACTGCGCGTATGTCTTGTGCTTGTCGTGGTACAGGCCGCCGATTGTCACTGGGAACTGGCGGCCGTATGGGTTGAGCTGGAAGCGAATGATCGCGTACTCGTCTAGGACTGTTGCCAGAAGATAGACTTGGCCTAGCTCTGGGATTCCGATCTCGTAACCGTTGAGGCGGATCCATGCTTCGTCGACGATGCGTGATTGATCGAGCGAGAAATGGTATCCGTTCTCTTGCGATGCTGGCTCTTCTGGGTTGATAGAGAGTCCGCGACCCTCCTCCTTAAACCAGCCGTGCGCATCCCATGCGTGATGGCGAACTTCCTTGCGACGTAGCCCCGGATATTTATTGAGCTTGGGGTACAACTCTGAACCAACAAGAGCGCTTGTCGACATGTGGTCTGTGAAGACGATGAATTGCATGCGATCCCAGTCGCCCCACTGTACGCGAGGATCCGGGAAGCAACGACGTGGGTCGAAGTTCACGATGTCGTTCGTCTTGGTGACTGGATTCCATACGCACTTTGTCGGAGCGAATCCGTAGCGTATTGAGTCTAATAGCATTTGTGCGATGTTCGCCTCGCCTGCTGTCCGGCGCATGTGCTGATGTAGCAGGCGCTCTAGGATCAGTGCTGACTTGCGGGACTTACGGTTAAGACCTTCCAACTGAAACATTGGGTTGCGGCCTGTGAGTGCCGACATAAGATAAGTAAGGACTGTGTCTGCGATTGCTCGAGTATCTGCGACGACAACTTTCTCGCGGAACTTCGTACTGTCGGCAGGAACCCATACGTCGTGAGCGCGATCTGCGTCCTGCCAATGCTTGTAGCGGCGGCTGATCTTATCGTGCGACATCTTAGTGATAGCACGGACGTAGTCGATCAGCTTGCGCTCTTGATCCTCTGACAACATGTCGGAGATATCTTGGTAGCTAAGCAACTGATCTTTGAGGTTACTCAGGTCAACAACTTGGTCGACGTGCTGAGAAAATGGTTCGGTCTTGTATCGCATGTGCTACTAATACCTTCTAGCGTTTCGCTCGTCGTCCTAGAGTTCGCCCCAATTTTTGAACTCGGGGCCATTCTTGATCTCTTTAGACCACCAATCCCTTGAAGAGCTTGTCTTAAACTGGTTATGGAGCGATCCAGCCATGTCTAGCGGTGTTGTAAGCGCATCAGAGGCTTGTCCTCCCATCTTCGCAATGGCTTCCAGCCCCATAGTCATCGCGTCGATTTGGTCGTCATGTTTCCCGTTCGGGAAGGACTGAGCCTCAGTCATAAACTCATCGATCCAATCTGCACTATCTGGGACGAAAACTCGTCCCCCCTCTATCAACGGGGTGACTGCGTTAAGACGGCTGACCTTGTCTGTGGTGACACGAACTGGGATGACTGAGATGCCAGATTGATTCCTTAGCTCTTGGATAAGTGATTGTCCGCTCGCCTTGTCTTCGATGTAGAAGCCACGGAGACCTTGGCCACGCCAGCGAGTATTTAGCATCACTGCGGCACGCTTGAGCTCTGGGAAGTCGTAGCGGCCACGGATGACGTCTAGGAGAAAGATATCTCCTGCCCGGTCCATGCCGAGAACCATCATGACGGAGTAGTCGGCTGTCTCTGTTTTCTTGAAGGCTGTATCAGCGGCGATGATGACCGTACTGCACTCTGGCTTCTCTTTGTACTGACGCCACCAGCCTGACTTAATGAGGTTACCGCCTGCAATGAACGGTGACTGTTGGTAGAGAGATGCGAACTCTCGAGGATCAAGGCGCTCTCTCTTTCGTAGCTCTTCAATCGGGAAGCGTGTTGGCCAGAGGGCTTCTTCTTTCTCCTCGAGGTAGGATCGCTTAGATGGACTAACCTTACTTAGTTCGCCTTGAGGTATGTACCTAGGGTCGTCTTCTGGCAATGAGGCGACGGATTTCTTGACTGAGCCAGCGACTTTTCGGATGGCTGGGAAATTGACGTGCTCCCATGCACCCTCTTTCCAGTCTTCCGTTTCCATGATTCGACCAGCGAGGTCGTCTGGATGCCATCGGGTAAGGATGACGATTTCGATAGCCGGAGCTCCATTTGGCTCTGGTTGCTTTCGCGTTGTTAAGGCGGAGACGTAGTAGCTCCACGTCTTGTTTCTTTGGGTGGCGCTGTCCGCCTCCTCTCGAGCCTTGACTGGGTCGTCCACCAAGAGAAGGGTCGCCGCGCGACCAGTCGTTGAACCCCCGAGGCCGGTTGCGTAATACCCGCCCCCGCTTGCGGTGCGCCAATCGTCTACCGCCCGACTTTCATCAGAGAGGATAAAATCTGGGAAAGCCTGCTGGATGATTGGCTCTCTGGCGTTATCTCGAGTTTGTCTTCCGAAAGTTTTGGCGAGGTCTTGGTTGTAACTGGTGGCGAGGACGTTTCGGTTTGGCCGCTTAGCGAGGTAGTAGACTGGGAATAAGGTTGAGGCCAGCCAAGACTTTCCATGACGAGGCGGCATTGTGATAAGTAAACGTCTTTTGCCAAGTGAGCCGCTTTCCAGCTTGTCGAGTACGTCGATAAGCTCAAGTTGAAAATCTGCGAGTTCAAACTCTGGAGATACTGCTTGTACAAATCCATGGAAGTTATCCTGTGCTTTCTGAATCGTGAGTAGGCGTTTCGCCGCTTGCTGTGGTGTTAGATTCATTTGATACCTCTTCAAATTCCACGTCTTCCGCTTCGCTGGCTTCTTGCCCCTGCTTGGCGATTTCCATTAGTTCATCGACGGTCAGCTCGTGCACCTGCTTGTTTTCTACGCTGTGCTCGTTGAACGAGTGGTGCAGGTCGGGCATGACCTTGTTAAGCATTACTGTGAATAAGCGAACTTGTTGGTTGTCCCACTTCTTTGAGCCAGCGAGAACTTCGCGCACATCTGGCAAGTTGCTACGCACGACATCCAGTACGCTTCGTCTGACCCTGTCGACCTGCATTGGTGTGACTGGAGGCAGGCCGCCAGTGCCACCCTTTGTTGGGTGAGGAGAGTTACGAACCTTTGGCATTTCTTAGCCCTGTAAAGTTGTGAGGATCAATCTGACGCATGACCATCTTCTGAAGAGCCTCGACATATGCGTCATATGTCTTCGTGATGAATTCGTTTTGCTTGTCAGAGGGGACAAACATCTCCTGAAACTCCTCAGCAGACCCTTCAATCTCGATCGTTACTTTCATTACTTGAACCCCACCATAAGATCATCGACTTCCATATCCATCGTCTTATCTTCGATCTGCCTAGCCTTGGCTTCTAACCATCTGGCTAATCTGTATCTCGCCTTTATGTACAACCTTCTTAACTTCTTTCTCATGGCTGAAATCTCTAAAGGTACAACTGGGCTTTCACCAACTTGAGTTCGAGCGCGATGATTTTTTGCTCGAGCTTCAGGCTCTTTCTTCGGAGTCGCTGAGTATTTGCCATCAGCAATTTGAACCAAGTCTTTCTTAGCTTGCGCTTGATCTTTTCACTGTTCATTTATTGACCACCTGTTTTCAATTTTTGGTGCGAAATTTCGGGTTGCTGGGCATGGCAAACACGAAACCGATCGGCGGAGAGGGGGTGTACCCCCCCTCTCAGCCAGTTTGAGTGGCAGGGGGGTGTCGTAAGACACCCGAAACCCACTGTTCATGCGTGTGTTGGATCCTTCCGAAGGAGTATCTGGTAGTAAAAATCCCATTACGTTTCCTAACCTACTGATTTGTCTACGATTAAATAACTCTGTGGATTACAACGTAATCATTTCAAGAACTTACCGACCGAGTCGTCCACCTTTTCCAAAGGAAAAGAATAGGTGAAGAGATCGATGCCGGTCGGCGGTGGTCGTCGTCGGTCAAATCAATCCGATACTCGAGGAGAGTAATCATGCAAATCACTAACGAAAATGTAATGTCTGGCAAGTTCATTGGTATCACTTCACGCGATCTCGTGGACTTCGCAATCTCGAATAACTCCGACTCGGAGTTGGTCACTCGCGTACATGCCGAGGTAACTCGTCGTGCTAACGACGAGACTCGCAAGGTCGCGTCACGCAAGGCAAGCGCGAAGCAAGCGCAACGTCTGGCGAGCATGCACTTCGTGCAACCGCCTGCGCCTACTGCGCCAAGCGCACCCGCTAACTTGAGCAAGCTCAAGAAGGCTGACTTGATCGCCATGATCGAGGCTCTCACTGCCTAACACACACAAGGGGCGGCTCCTTCGGGGGTCGCCCTTTTTTTTCGTCCAAACGCCAGAGGAGGTACGGACATGAACAAGCCACGCATCACCATCAAAACCACGCCGTATTGCACAGTGATACGCACGAAATCAACCAAGTTCGGGTTCGACTCGTGCGTGCTGTCCAATCGCGAAATCGCCGCAAACGGCATGACCGAGACGTTCCTACGCGAACTCGATCGCGCTGTCATCGGCGGTTACCCAGCCACGGCACGCAAGCTCGGTCGCATGGCCGAGTACATGGGTGTTCAAGCCTAGTGCATCAGCCCATGCGTTCTGCGGAGCGCATGTTCGGGTGTACTTACCCGCTTTGAAACAACCAAGGAGCATCACAATGCAAACAATCACACTTCGCGCCAAGCGCAAAAAAATCCCACCTCGTGTTCGCAAGGCTGTTGAGCTTTGCCTGCAACACAACGGCTTCACGTCAGACGACGCTCACTTCCAAGCGGAGTGGCTCGAGGCCACTGGAGAACTGCGCGTCACCGACGCACCAGATCACCTCAAGCGTGACCTCAAGACGTGTGGGCTTTTCCACTTCGTACAGTTCTAACTCGACAGACGGGTGTGCGGGCACTATCCTGCACATCTGTCACACATTTATGACACAACTAAGGAGCATCACCACATGAACATCATCAAGACGGCGGCGGCTTACGCAACCATGGTCTTGCTTGGGCTCACGATGTCACTGGTTCTCATGAACTGGGCGTCGGGTTGCGGGCAAGTCTTCTACTACCCAGACGGAACGTGGCGCACCGGTGAGTGCGTGCTTATCCCGCACGAAAGCAAGCGAGGTACATGGCAATGATTACGGAGCTACATAACCAACACGAGCTTGACGACTTCACGTTGTACTTGCTCGAAAACCTGCTTACGCGAACACACGGCAAGCGATGTGACACATACGACGAGGGCTGTGTCGTTTGCGAGGGATGGAAATTCTTCGATGGCCTGTCAGAGATAGTGAAGGAGATGCGCAAATGAGACACGAAACAACACTCGGGTACATCTGCGTCGACGCAGGAATCTGCATGATCGGCGACCCCTGCTACACGCTACCAGATGACGGGTCACATCGTGACGACGTCATGAAGAACTGGGACAAGTTCTGCGATGCGCTCGGCGACAACTACGTCGTTCGATTTGGCGACGATGGTCGCCTCGGGTCAACGGCCATTGTCGTTGGCACTGGTTGGGGAGACGGGACGTATCCCGTCAGGGCAATCATGGACAACGGGCGAGTCATGTCCGTGACCATCGACTTTGAGGGGGATGAGGAATGAGCAAATACAACCACATGTTCGACATCGCATTCAGCGTTGTTAGTGGCATCGATGAGCCGTATCGCTTGGTAAGCGAGGAACCGGCTGTTGTGCGTGAAGCATTGCAGAAGCGCATCAACTCGATTTCAGACGAAGAACTCAAAGAGGCACTGGGTTGGTGCGACACATACGTTTGCGACACATACGGGGAGGAAACCAATGAGTGACTTACATGAGATGGCAGAGGAGCTAAAGCAATGGAGAGTATCCCAGAAATTATCGACGCCGTTCGGCTTGTTCTCGATTTCCTTCGAGATGTACTCGGAGTCGGGTAAGCCAGCTTCCTTTTCCAAAGGAAAAGAAAAGGAGAGAAGGAAACCAGAATCCAAAGAGGAGGATCAATCATGAAAGCATATCTAATCGACCCTGCTGTGCAGGAAATCAAAGAGATTGAGTACGACGGCGACTGGCGCTCGATCACGTCACTGATAGAGGCAGATCTATTCGCGATCGCACGCTTCGATGAGAACGGCGATGGCGTATTCGTTGACGACGAAGGGCTGTTCAAGGACGGCCAGTCGTTCTTCCAAGTCGAGGGCTACCCACAACCACTTGCGGGCAAGGGACTTGTGCTTGGCCTCAACTCAGCAGACGGCGAATCAATCTCGCCAAAGACTACGCTCGAACAACTGAAAGAGCGGGTTCAATTCTTCGGTCACTGCGCCAACTGTGGCACAGGGCTATACGATCTTGGGGCTAACGGCGAGCCACTCGTCGAAGGCCGAGTCTGTCAGCCTTGCGACAGATTCGTTCTGGCGTATCGACTCGCCAGACTTCAAGAGCAAGGCGTCTAAATGAGCATCACCAAAGTAAGGAGTAAATCATGTCAAATTACACACAACTCTTGCACGACGCGAGCGTATTGCTCGATGCGTCGCAAGACACAGGGGACTCCGGTCGTAACCAGATCAAGGCGGTACTGCGCCGGATCATCGCTACGTCGCCGGATCCATGGGTACAGGAATACATTGCAGACAGCGACAAGTTCGAGTCAATGACTGGGCGGTCGCTTGGCAAGGCGATCGACTACACCAATCGCAATCAGTTGCACCACGTCGCTAACTGCGTTCTCGATCTTGGGTTAGACGATGAGCACAACTTTGACTACGGCATCGAGCAGTTGCAGTTGTGGATGAAGTCCTACCAAGACCCATCGATCTGCAACGACAAGGTGCGTGGCAAGGGCAAGTCGCTCGGTTGGCACGAGGACTGCCCCCACCGTGACCAACTACACAATGCAACATCACTAATCATCGGAGTAATCCAACAGCAAATCTCAAATGAAGAAACAGGAGCATCACCTATGACCACTAAGACATACACATCCAAGGATATCTCGAACGTCGTCTACGCACTGGCTGACAAAGAGGGTGTCGCATTCGACTCATCAGAGATCCTACCCATTGCAACGACAGTCATCGCAACATTGGGCAACAGCGTTGACCCTGCTGTGTCCGCATCGCAGGTGACGTCGATGGCAATCATCCGACACCAAGCGGGCAACGAGCTGACCCCAAGCGAGCGAGCTGACGCGCTGAGCATGGCGACTGGGGTCGTGATCGACTCTGTGTCTGAGCCAGAGCGGACAGCCAACGAGTCGGCCGAGTACGGTATCGTCGACCCGTCCATGCTCCCTGCCGTGAACGCATTACTGAAGCAGGCGATTGGCGACGTGACTTTGGAGCAGATCACCAAGTCGGTTGAGCAATCCAACGAGACGATCCGTAGCCTGCGTGAGCAACTCAACCTTGCCGAGAACCAACTGCAAGATGTCACGGTGCAGTCAGCGATCGCTACGTCTGGCGAGACCGAAGTCGATGGTGACACGCTCAAGTATGAGGTCGTGTATCGCAATGCGTCTGAGCTATTCCTTGACCCCAACGGGAACGAGGTCGAGGTGCTCAAGTTCAAAGTGCCAACACTTGTGTGGTTCGACAGCGACGGCAAGGCAGTGTCACACCCCGACTGCCCCTACATCGACACCAAGTATCAGTTCCGTCTCAAGCACCTGATCAAGGCGCTGACTGCGTTCGTGCATAGCAAGAACATGTGGGCGCATGGTCACACATCATCAGGCAAGACGACGCTGTTCGAGCAGATCGCCGCACGTCTTGGCTTCCCGATCGAGGTGCTTAACCTTGACGGTCAGTTGGAACGTGCCGACATGGTAGGTCATACCGAGATCGAGGTTGAGAACGGTTCGCCTGTCACACGATTCCGTGAGGGTATCCTGCCACGAGCCATGCAGAAGCCTTGCATGTTCATCCTTGACGAGATCGACGCCGGTCGCCCAGACGTACTGTTCGTCGTGCAACGTGCTCTCGAGGGCAAGGGTCTGGCAGTGACCGAGGATGCCGGTCGACACATCAAGCCACATGAGCTGTTCCGCTTCTGTGCAACGGCCAACAGTCGAGGCCAAGGTGACGAGCATGGTTGGTATCAAGGTGTGCGTCCCATGAACCTGTCACTACTCAATCGCTTCGGTGCGTTCATCGAGGTTCCCTACCTCGACTTCGACGACGAGCTACGTCTACTCAAGAACAAGTTCCCCAAGCTCAAGGCGAAGATCGCAAGTCAGCTAGCGCAGTTCTGTAAGGACATACAGAAAGCGTTCACCAGTGGCGAGCTATCGACAACGCTCGCGCCTCGTAACTTACATGCGATGGCTGAGTACTACATGTTCTTCACACAGCATGGCATGAGCGACGAGCAAGCACTGACCGAGTCACTCGAGATGTGCGTCATCGACGGCTGTCCTGCCGACAACCAACAGCGTATCCGTGAGATCGCTAACCGTATCCTGAAGGTGTAACCATGCAGATATATCAATGCTTAGTCGTAGACGACGAAGGTAAAGCAGTGCGCACAGTTGGCTACTGCACAGACATTTGCGCGGCTGAGGACATAGCGTCCAAGCACGCAGGTGACTCTGAGTACTGGCAAGTGCGCATGGTTGACTTCGGTGTACTCGAACGTGAATTGGAGAAAGACAATGACTGATATGTTAGATCATGAAGTGATGACCGGCCTCGAGCTGATGGATGCGACTCGCACAGTGGTTCGCACACTGGGTCGTGACAAGGAGCTTGATGTCGAGTTCGCAGGCGATGAAGCCTGCACCAACGGCAAGCGTGTACAGCTCCCGTCTGTACCTAACGAGACTCCAGTGACCAAGCGACAAGCAATGGTTGTGGGTGGCTTTGCCAACCACGAGACACTGCACAAGCTACTCACTGACTTCAAGGGTGCGGGTGAGCGGATGCAACAGCTTGTCAATGAGGGTCGCCGCTCAACGGCGGCGCTTGCCAATGCAATCGAAGACGTGCGCATCGAGAACGGTGGCAAGGTGATGTACCCCGGCATGCCGGATGCGATCAACCAGACAGCACGTCACGTCACTCGCAAGTTCATCGATGAGATCTACCCGCAAGATCCGACAGTGGTCGAAGACTTCCAGAAGATCGGGCCAGTGGCAGTGACATGGGCTGGGCGCAAGATGCTTGGGTATGACGACGAGTCATACGACGAAGCATTGCAGTTGCTACCCGACGACGTGCGTGAGCGTGTCGAGCACATTGCCAGTGCCGCAGTGGGGTTGGAGCATGGCGTTCGTCGAATGGGTGCTGACTCAATCAATCGCACCAAAGCACTGGCTGGATCACGCGAATCGGTTGAGCTCGCTGAGATGGCTATGAAGGAGTACCTCGAGGAGCAAGAAGAGGAGGAAGAGCAGGGCAAGGGTAAGTCAAACGAGGATGGCGAAGATGGTGATCAAGGTGAAGATGAAGGTACGTCGCAAGACCAAGGGGATGACGAGCAAGCGACAGGCGAGCAAGCCAGCAGTGATGCTGGAGACGAAGGGGATGCTCAAGACGGCGAGGAGGAGCAAGATGCGACTCGTGCCGGTCACGGAGCTGTCGAGGTAGCGCCTGAGCGAGAGCCAATCGGAGCGGAGCTAGACAGTGCGTTGGCTGAGATGATCGGTGAGATCAACGGCAAGCGTGGCAACGATGACTTCCGCATGTTTGCTCCCGGCCTTGACCGGATTGCTTACGACGACTTCATTGACCCGATGCACAACGATCACTTCAGACGACATTACACAGAGAAGCTAGCCAAGCTCGGTGCAGTGGTCGGCACTGTCAGGCGTAAGCTCGAGCGTGCGTTGATCGCCGAGGACTACGTCGGGTGGCAAAGCAATGTACGTCGTGGTCGTCTTGATGTCGGCCGCAATGCTTCTAAGATCGTGCAGTTCAAGCCCAATGTGTATCGCCAACGTGAGGCCGATGAGTCAATCAACACTGCGGTGATGATACTTGTGGATCTGTCGTACTCGATGTCGGGAAGCAAGGCACGCCATGCATGCAACTCAGTCATCGCACTCGCCGAGGCGCTTGAGCCAACCAAGGTGAGCTACGAGATCATGGGTCACAAGACTGAGATGTCCAAGCGTGGCTACGAGCTAGTCGAGGAGTACACACAGAATTCTAATGTGTCATGGCACAACTCGCCATTCGATCGGATCGAGCAAGTCGACATGCCTGTGTTCAAGAAGTTCGACGAGACGTTGCGGAACGCTAGGCACAAGATTGGAGCGCTCGAGAACCAAGTGGACAACGCCAATGCGGATGCGTGCGCTATCCGGTACGCAACCCAACGCCTCAGCGCACGACGTGAGGAACGCAAGGTGCTCATGGTGTTGAGTGACGGCGCTCCGGCTTGGAACTTGGGCAACAGCAATCGCACCATGGAGGAGTGGACGATCGAACAGATACGCCGCACTGAGCGGTTGGGTATCGAGGTAATCGGTATCGGCATCATCGACAAGACGGTTAAGGATCTGTACTCCAAGCACGTCGTGATCAAGAGTGTTGACGACCTCGCAACTGGGGTGATGGATCAGCTCTCAAGCATCCTAACCGGACGCTCGCTTCGTGTATCAGCGTAGACGTAGACGCCTGATCATCCCGTCTTACTGGTTTCCACTGTGTCCCGGCAGATCCATTCTGTTCTGGCGCAGGGTTGCCAAGGAAGTCAGGCATCGAAAGGTACGAAAGACGGATATGAAACGTGTCACAGATATTGTACATGAGCTGAAGCCATGACAAGATGTGTCACAGATGTTAAACAAAGATAAACATAGGAGGGAGTAATGGGCCAAGCTTTAGTAATGAAGTTGAGGGAACTGAATGAGCTTCATGCGGATGTAAGTAGCATCGATCTAAAGATAAACCTAACTACAGGACAGACGATCGACGGCGTCGAGCAAATCTGGACTGAGGATGGAGTACTCGTTGTCGTGAGTGAGTACGGCAAACACTATGTAAATCCAGCTCACATTGTTGAGTTCAACTATCTATAAGGAATACGTTATGAGCATCACCGATAACATCGTAAGTAAAGAACTTGAATCATTGGGTGTCGTTGCACCCGCCAAGACCATACCTCAAACACAAGAGCTACCGCCGTTCGAGCATTCGCCACGGCAGACCAAGCTCAAAGTGCGTAAGGCCAAGGTCATGGAGTATGGCGACAATTTCGACACAAAGTTTAGACGTGACGATAAATCTATCGACGATCGACACGTTGATCACCTATCCTTGCGCACCACCGAGATTGTCAGCCCACGTCTGACTAAGTGGACCAAGGATGGTGTGACTGACCAACTGTCAAAGATTGCCATGGAAGCATGGGAGTGTTCGGGTCCAGACGCAGTGATCGCAAGATCAGATGTGCGTCGCATGGTTGCAGTACTGAAATCAGACTTCGAGTCTGCAATGTTGACTGCGGGGTTCATGTGTACTGACCTGAAAGCAAAAGACGAATTGGGCAATCTGCTCACAGAGTTCTTGCTAACCAAGTGTCGCATGCACAACGGTAAAATGTTCCGCTACGTTTGCGTGGAAGAAGATTAAAGCTGAGGGGGCTTTCGCCCCCCCTCTTGCAAGAGCATCACCAAAAGCAAGGGAGTTCATATTACTGGAGAGTTATGTAATGGACAATGATAAAGATCGGATATCAGCGCTCGAGAGAGAGCTATCTGAGCTACGAGGCATGGTTAAAGCACTGATGGAGTTGTACAGAGAGTCGTACAAGCCAACCACGGTGCAGACACCAACCCCCACCGAAACGAGGTCTCATGTAGACCTCACCCCATTCACGCCTAAGCAACATGCAGTACTTCAATTGCTGTGCGATGGCAAATCAACAGCAGAGATGTCAGGGATTCTTTGCGTCACAGAGAGCACCATCAAGGTTCACTTGCGGTCCATCATGGACAAGCGAGAGGTCCGAACCAGAGCCCTGCTTGCGATCTGGTACTCGGAGGTCATGGCTAACGTCGACCCCGTTGAGTACGAGAAGCGAGCAGGCATTCCATTGGACTGGCATATACATCACGAAGAGTACCGTGAGATTACTGCAATGCTACAAGCGAAGGTAAGATGAGATGGCTTTGAAGATCACCAACAAACAGGGAACTTGGCATGTCGAGGGCCAAGTGCTTGGGGTTCGGGTGCGGCGTAGTACT